AAATAAATTTAGTTGGTTTGCGATTATTACTGGTCTTCTTTTACCATTGTAATTAATCTTGTTAATAATTCTTTCTGCTTTCTCTATGTAATAAGAATGATTAATATTATCTAGAGGATGATCTTTTGTTAGATGATTACATACAGTCATTAGCCACTCACCTGCTTCAACTTGTGATACAGATGCAGCGCCAGACATAGAGTCTGCATTTTTTATTTTGAAGAGTTTTTCCCCATCATTTGATACGTAATATCTAATAAGCTTGTTGTAGACTTTAGATCTTCCCTTAGATCTTCCTTCGAAATGGAAATCTCTGTTAGCTTTCTGACGCATAGCAAAATCATAAATGTTACTATGATTGATGATAGTATCAGCAACAGGAGTATCATTGATGAAATATTGCTCAAGTGCGATAGGTATAATCCTACCAGACTTATTTTTATGCAACTCAAAATCAGTAAGAAAATCACCTTTTTTCTTGACTTCTCCATTTGTTTTAACTGCGAGGTAATCATTGACTGTTGAGAAGATAATCTTGCTATAATCTGTTCTTTCGAGTTCATATTTTGTTAAGTTTTGCCACCACTCATTGATTTCATTCATCTTATCAAGATGTGTCTTTTCTATTCTAATAGTTACACCATCTGTATTAGCTGAGATGACGTGTATACCTGCTAGTTCATACGCTTCAATAAGCATAAGCAAGCTAAGCTCTCCAGTAATAGTAGTGAACATAGTAAGTTGTCTGTCATAGATCCAGTTCTGCATATCAGAAGACTTACCATATACAGAATTGACAGCAAGCTTAAGGGCACCAACAATGCCTGCAATGCGTTTGCTCTTTTTAGCCTGTGGCTTAAGCTCAAGACGCCTCTCAAACATACGCTTATAGCCAGTAAGAAACTCTTTACCAAGATGTGCAGGATACCTGCCATTATTGATAATGATAGCAGGATAATAACTAGACACATCCCAATCAATGATTTCAAACTGATCATCAGCTTCAAATACCTCTGGCTTGTTCTCTGTGTGCAAGCCTCCTTTAGCAAACGTATAAGTGTTGCCATAAAAATTTATACTTTCTTTAAAGTCATCATTAAGTCCTAATACTAGTTTATCTATGTATTTTTTGAACTCGATGAGCTGGTTAGTTTGAAACTTTACATAATCAGGTCTACATTGTGATACAGTTATCTTCTTTCTAAAGAATCCTGTGCGAGGTAGATTAGCATATGTAATTTTCTTCTCTTCACAATAATACTTCTTAATCATCTCATCACCAATCTTACTATCAGAATAATTAATACAGTTAATATCAAACTCTTCTTGTATGTCTAGTCTTAATTGTAATTGATCATTTCCTTTATACAAGGGATGTTCTGTATCACCTGTTGTAACCTTAAAGAACTCATAGGTTGCCATTACATCATTAATACAATAGTTCATTGTAACATCTATCTCTTCTTGAGTCATGTTACACTTTGTATGATGTATAGGCATCTCCTCAATGTTCTCAAGGTCCATCTCAAACTCTAGTCTCTTCAGACTAACCATACGATTTTTATTATCGTAATGATTAACCTTGAATAAATCTATCTGTTTGAACGACAAATCCTCTTCACGATATTCTGGGAACTGTTCATAATTAGCATCTTCAATAACATCTTGAGCCTTCTGTGCAATCTTAGCACATATTTCTAGACCTGCGAGCTCATGCCAATCATCATGATTACGTATTACCCATTCTACCACTTGAGCATCAAAACGAAGATTATTATAACCCACCCAATAATAGTCTGGCTTATCTTGCATTAGTTTTACAAATGCATCAAAGTTATTCTGCCACTGACTAATTAGGAAATCATAATGTTCATCTTCTTTTGGATCGTAGACATGTATTAGGAATAGTTCCTGCATTGTCTCGATATCATAAATTAGAACGTTCATTTGTCTTCTATTATCTCTATTAAATCTTTCATAGATAATGCAAACAAACATGAATGTTTCTCTCCATTCCAATAATCAAGATAACTCTCTCTTGGAATAGCCCACCACAATTCTTCATGATGATTGTAGTGGAATACATAGTTATATATTTCTGTCATTTCTTTGTTTTTGTTTATCAATTACCCATATCGCTACTCTCATTATTCTAATAACAATGTTATAAACAAAGTCTTCTAACCATATAATAGTTTTGCTTCGTTGATATGTTTTCATCCTTGACTAGTTAAAGATATCCATCCTGTTAGAATATATTTAGTCTTAGTTTGACTAACTTGTCCACGATGTGTATGAGTCCAATCAGCAGGGAAGAATAATAACTTACCTTGTTCTGCTGGTTCTATATGTTTTTGAAACATAAACTCTGTACCACCATCTTCTACATCATTCAAATATATCATCCATACAAATAATCTGATCATTTTTAATGTTGACTCATAGTGCCAAGCTTTAAAACCTTGACCTGGAAGATATCTTTGAATATTATATGAATCAATATTAACTGTAGTATTTAAAAATATGGGAAACTTATCCATATATCTATACATTTCATCAATCATTTTATCAACAACATCATCTAGCTTATCTTCATATAGTCTTTTAACTGTACTATGATTTTCTTGAGCAATATTAAAATCTGAAGACTCTTTTACGTCATGATCTATTCCTCCACCAATATATCCTTCAAATGTATATTTATCATTTGCTTCGAATATATTAATAATCTCCTCACATTCTTGTTTAGTGAGGAGATCTTTTCTGTGTATGAAATCTACTAGTTCCATTGTTCTAATGCTGTCCTGGTATTGTTAGTCTTGATTTCTTTAAGATTATATTTACGTAGATATTCTTGTTTCTTACGTGTATATTCTTCAGACAAATGTCTATCAATCGTTACTCCCCATTGGTTAATAGTAATATTCAATTCATTTTTCATAATAGTTTTATTTAGTATTGCTACACTTAAAATAGTGAATGCAAAAGTTAAAACATAAAATACTGGATGTAGTTTAGTCCTCGTAATCTCCATAATAATCCATTGGATCTATTGCGTCATATATATCATCATATGTTACCCAATCAGGTACCTCCATATTATTGACATATTCACCACAATATGTTATTAATTTAGCATCTTCAATAACTATATCATCATCGCCTGGCTGTTCTAATGTAGCAGGTGATGAATGATGCGCCCATTTAATTTCTACACTACAGAATATATCATCCTGTGTTGGATGATAGAAGTCTGCGTGTGTTCTTCCTCTTGTTGTGCTCATAGTACAATAATTGCTTTATCGTTTAACATTACAGGTTTACCTGATTTATCTGCTTGAACATTGACTATTTCACCAATGTGTTCTGCGAGAAGAGCAGGAGGTGCATTAACTATGTTGCCTCCTTTTTGAACTACCCATACCATACGACTAGATGCTACAACAACGTTGTTTGCATCATCTACTAGGACTGGGTTACTATCGTCTAGTACTGTCAACTTTAATTTGATTGTTTTCATAGTTTTTAAATCTAAGGTTAGTTCTATCTAATTCTGGATAGTGATAATATGATTAATATAATGACAACCCCTAAACATGCCCAGAATATAATCTCAGATGATAGATCACTTGATGATTCTTTTTTTCCTTGATCTCTCATTGTTTCTCTATAAGTCTACCATGTGATGTATACTTTTTACCCTTCTCCATGTTATCTATATAGATATCTTCTTGCGTAATGATTCCAAAGCGTTCACGTTTAATTATACTAGTATGTATTTCAGAGTTACCTTCTATTCTAGCTGTAGTTACATACACAAATATAAATAATAAAAACACAATAATCATTATAACTAGAGATGCAATCCATGACCACATCTCTAATTTTTTTCGTAACCTTAATGATATCACTAGTCTAATAGTTTAGATGCTAAACTACGTACCACTTGATCTTCAGTGTTCTTACGAGCTCTCTCGTATGCTACAGTGATTTCTACATCTGTAAACAGATAAGGATTATACTGTCCATTGCTATTTAAAATTACAGCTTGATAAGTATTATTAGCTGACTTTTTCTTGTCTTGGTTCTTAACCTTTACAAGTTTACCCACTCTAGTTTTAATCATTATATATTTGGTTTAATTAATAATTCAGTTAATGAATTTCTTGATCCTAATACAGTTGGTACAGTATTAAATGCTAAACACCATCTATCTTTAGTTGTAGCCATATCTGGTACAGAGTGTGGTAGATAACTAGGAAATAATAATATTTCATGATTAGCAACAGGAATAGTAGCCTTAGTTTGAGCATATGGATTACCTTCTAATAGATTAAGATTAACCTCTGGTTCTAATCTATATGTTGTGGACCTATCTACATCAGGCTTATAAAACTTTATCAGTGTACTATTGTCTGGTACATCCATGTAATATACACCTGAGACAATAGAATTATGGTGATAGTGGTAATGTGTACCACCACCATTTATATTCTTATTAACCCAACTCTGTGTTATCATGATGTCACCATCAATAGCTAAGCCATGTACATAAAAATCTTTAACTTCTTTCTCAATATAAGCTTTTAGTTTCTCCATACCTGGTAAGTCTAAACAATATGACTCTATTGATTTAAAATGATTAATATCATTGGTAATATTATTACCATACACATTCTCAAGCTCAAGCTTTTTCAATTTCCATATTTCATCTTGAAAATACTCCTGCACTCTTACTCTGAGCACAGGAGTTGGAAATAAACTTATGATTTCTAAGTTTTCCATTATTTTAAATTAACTTTTTTAACTGGTCTAATATCATACACCTCATATTTTGGTGTTTCTCCTTTTTTTGTAGATCTGTCTCTATGAAACTCAACAACTATTTCAGCTAATTTATCATCTTTAAGATCTTGTAATAATGCAGTGCAATAGCACCCAGAATCTCTATCATATACTCTTACTTTATTTCTCATTTTGAATTGGTTTAAAAATAGATTGTTAATGATTTCTTTTGTAATATTACACGTTTAACATTCGTAAAGTCAAAACTTGTACCTTCTGGTATATCAATACCAATGTTTTTTGGCAATGACACTTTCTTAACACTAATCTTTGCAGGTTTTTGAATCTTTTCTTTTACTGGTCTCACTATACCTTTACTAAGAGTGTGTAGTTTCATATATACACCAGTCTTTCCACGATTATATCTAACTGCAAACTCTCGTGATAATGATGCTACTGATGCATTTGACATTGAAAGAGCATTTATCATCTCTTCAAGCTCAGTTTGTGAATAAAAATAATCCTTTTCCATTTTACTAATTGATTTTTGCAATAGTACACATAGGTGATGTGTCATAATATTGCGTGAATAAATATTTTCCTTTAGTTGTGATGTATTCAGTATGAACTATAGGTGATGTGATATCTGTACGTGATATAATTGATTCATTTCTTGAATCAAAGAATATTTTTGTAGTGCTATCTGACCCTCCCTTTATTCTTATGCTAAATGTCATCATGAAATTCTTTTGGAACTTCCTAATATGTGGTGTTAAATGATTTACAGATCTACAAAAATCAAGATCATACAATGTATTATCTCTATCTGCATCTGCAGTTAATATATCACCATATATCATATGAACAGGCTTATTGATTTTAAACACCTGAGACATAAATGTTTGAGAATCGTTTTCATATATCTCAAATTGTTTACATCCCTCTGATGCCAATCTATCAATGTATTGATTAATGTCTGGACCTGCTAGTCCTACAACATGCTCAAATTTAAATTTAGCTAGAAAGAAATCTCTCACCTTCTGCTTCTGTGTTGCATTTAGATATGTATATTTTAACATTCTATGTAGTTTTATTCGTCTTCATATTCATCATACTCTTCATCAATATAAAAGACTATGTCACCATTCTTTTCTAATACTGTTTCTCCATCATCGTATGTAAGTATATCAACATAGCCTCTTGCAGAACAGAAATTCATTTCTTCTACAGATAGTTTTATTTGCTCTGGATATGCTACTACTGATGGTGTTATATCAGGATTATTACTTGTTCTCATGATGAGATGAGGCTGGACAGGTAGTCCATGCTTCTCAATATATGCACCTTGATCTCTTGGAATATGATCAAGCTCATATATATGTACATATGGATTCTCTTGAACGAGACCTTCCATTGTCACAAAATACATACCCTTCTCTAATTGATCAGGGTAGTATTGTGGAAATATTAGTTGTGCACTACTGTATTTCATTTTTACAAATTTGTAGATGATACTTCTTCAATTAACTTTTCAGCCTTAAATATAGCAATATCTGCTTGAACTAACAAAATGATAGTCTCTAATTCTACATCATCTATTAATTCTGTATTAATAGTGACAGTGTTATTAGTGTATCCATTTTGTTCAAATAATCCTACATTGACTGTTTTAGGCCATGTTGAAAAATGCATACTGCTATAATCATGCAATGGACTATAATGCATACTTACTCTATTTGAAATTTTTATATTTATTCCAACAGATTTACCTTCTTCATTTATATCTTCTGGAAGGTTTAATGATTTTACATAATCACGTAATTCTTTTGCTATTTGTAATAGCTCATTTGATTGACTTCTCATTTTTAGTTTATTTAAACTGTGAAAAAATAAAAGAGCTCAAGGACAATGTCCAAGAGCTCTATGCATTCAACCTTTAACCTAATTCATAACTTTATAGCCTGTTGTTAATAGTTGTTTTAATAGGCTAATTTTAATCTTTACCATCACATAGTTATTGGCATAAACATAGTCATGCATCACTAATGGATAGTTCTTACACCAACATAAATATTGGCCTAAGGGTACGTTAAATGTTTTCATCTTTTGATGATTTAGAATGTGTGAATAATTTATAACTACTTAGTGGAAATTAAATGTAATTGAAATTAATAACTATACGTCTACCAACATTAGTAGGCACAGAGCTAGAATGTTTAATCATGCCATCAAATAATATCATCTTATTCTCCTTACATTTAGATGCAAAATCAATATCTCCATTATCATTATAGAAATATGTTGGTGCATCTGATGTGGTGAGATAGATTAATCCTGCTTGATGTTCATCAGGATGATCTATGTGTGATGGATTAATAACATGCGTTGCTTGACCAAGTATAGAAGCTAGTCTTATTCTTATAATTTTATTGACAGGCATCTCAGCTTTATCAATACCAGCTAATATAATTGCTTCAAACAATGGTGCATATTCTGATACATACACATCATCTCTCTTAGCAACATGTACAAGATTAAAGTTGGATCTATTCTCTACTGTTTCTTCCATAGTGTACGTTGATCCTGCATATACCCATGGGAATTGATTACTCATAATGACGCCTTTGACATGTTTCAGTACAGAAGGCGTCATTACATTATTGACCTCTATCATTTTATTTTCTTTGAACGTTCAAATATAGCGATAGATATACATAGTAATGAGAAAATCATAATTATCGTACCATAGAATAATCTCATAAAATTAGTTCCATCATTAAATGATGTAATACCATGCAATAGTTGTAATGAAACAACAAACAAAAATATACCTAAAATAGCAGGTAGTATGTAATCAAACTTTTCCATAATGCTATATATTTATACGTTTTCTTTATTACGATTAAAATACCAGCCAATAAAATAACACACAACCATTAATAATAGTATTGTGCTAATAAATGTAGGCTCATCCATATACAAACCCACAACAAACCAAATAATACATACAGAAATTGTAAATATAGACACAATGGCCATCCCAGCCATTATTCTATTAACATGCTTATTTATTTCAGTCATTTTGACAATATTTAAAAGGTTAAAAAGGCAATAATACTTATAATAATTGTAATAACTCCTAGAGCTATTGCACCCATGATGATACGAATAGTATATCTCTCACATTTAGTATTTGGTGTCATTTGAATAATGTTTAAAAGGTTAAAAATTGATTTAATAGTGAACAATACAGGATTCGAACCTGTGATTTGTGAGCCTTCAGTAGTATGTGACAGCTCAGCCTGCTATAAACCAGGTAATTGGGGAAAAACCCTACATACTTTCAGTGCGTGTACCTTCCTCGCCTATTGTTCATAGTAAATGTTCGTTCGATTATAATATATTCAGGTATGATGTATTCCTTGAATACAACTAGTGACCAACCAGGAACAGAAATGGTCCATAAATACTATTGCGCAATAGTAGCTACTGGATTCTATATTATAATACTGGAACGAACATAACACTCTGCATTTAATTGTAATAGAACAGCAACTATGGCCTGTATTGGTGTCTGCTTTTAAGACATAAACTACATCACTTACCTTAATAAGATATAGTAGTCAACACTTTTATTCTATTACAATTGCTACCTCTTGGGAAGCTGATTAACTGTGGTTTATTCATTTCTGAATCATTTATACACATTTAGCAAGATCATTGCTTATTAATCAGTGTGGTTGGTTATCCACAATAGAATGATGCATTAACTGATAGTTTTAAAAAGGCAGATCTATCAACTGAGCACACACACTAATAATTATTACTAATCTTACCAATTCTATGCTTAATAGTACCAGTTATTGTAACTATTGAGGTGTCTTTCATCTCACCATCACTACAAATGTACCATTTACCTTTACTAGATTGTACACAAACTGTAGTGAACTCTCTATAATTAACATCATCATTATTAAATGCTTTAACTACAGCACCATTAGATAACTTAACTTCTTGATAGTTATCACAACTCATCAATGACGTGGCAATAGCCACCATTAATACTAATTTTTTCATTTTTATATTATTTAAAGGGTTAAAGAAAAAAGAGAGCTATTATAACTCTCTTCTAATGTTTGTATATTGAATTAAACCAAATATTCCTGTTATGCTAAAGAATGTAAATACTATTGCATATCCTTCACAATGATTGTAATCTAATCCTATGCCAACCAAACTAATAGTCATGACAATAAGAGATAATATATAGATGACAACAGAACCAATCATTAACTTATGTTTATTACTATTCATGTCTTTATTATTTAAAAGGTTAAAAATAGATAGTTATAATATGATGAACTATGCTTTACACGTTATGTGTATCATCAGGTAGTTGCAATCACCTCTTTATATTATAACTATCTATCATTATTAGTTTAAAAGGTTATTTAATCACACCAACTCCTTCCACATACAGGACATCCTGTTATGTGTGTAGAAGAAGAAATAACAAATGCTTTCTCTTCTCCATATTCTTGTACTAACATATCACTCAATGTTTGCTCTTTGGCATATCTATCATCATCAATCATCCATTTAGATGTATGACTACATGAAGAAGAAGCAAAGAAGGGAACATTCTCATTAATACAATACACTCTCTGATTATCGTAATGTATATTACTCATGTCTTTATAAGGTTAAATGTTATTATTAATGCTATATATTTTCAGTGTTCACCACAATTATAGCTCTTGTGAGAACGATGTTAATACCTATGATGGTTCACACTGCACTATATTTACATACAGATATATATAATTCTAATGCTATTTTACCATAGAAGTTAATATTCTCCTAGTATAAAAGTGCAAAATAACATTAGTTTATAAACAGCGTAATATATCCCACCCAATTCATTCGCAGTGCTCTGTATATCACCCACCCCATATATACATTTGATGTGCGAAGCCTTGATTAGCGAAGCCTTATTGCCCCACTAAGTTCAATGTCTTGCGTCAGCAATTCCCTGCCCCACTAGGAGGCAAGGATTGCGTCAGCATTACTCTTAAGCAATAACAGCCTGATATTTTTGCACTCCACATGGCATGGACTAACTCTCATTACTGAGACTGCATATTTCCTGTTATTACTCATTCAATTAAAGGAGAGAGATGTTACTCTCCCTCCTGTTACTCTTAAGCAATGTCGTTTGCTAATTCTGCAGTGAATACTGTAGGAGCAAATGTCATTTCTTGTATTGCACGAAGTTGGGCTTTGTTTCTTTCTAAGCCTACTTTCTTACTGTAAGGGATGAAGCTTACGAACTCTAAGTAAGTTGCGTCGCCATCTTTTACCTCTTCCAATGTTACCTTGAAGACGTCACCTGCTTTTAATGCTGTGTGGAATGTAGCATCACGACTAGTGAATATCTTACTATTGTAACGATAACGATGATACTCTTGACCTGCAAGCTTGTTGTCTGTCTTGCCATCAGCTAATTTGTCTTTGTACTTTTCTGTCGAGACGAAGTCAATTTCTAAAACATCATCTTCTGTCAATTGAATTGGAGCGTTAGCCATTTCTTTATTATTTAGATTGTTAAATTACCAAGGCACTCGCCTTGGCAAGCATGTAGAGGTTCCCTCTGTAATAGCACATCTCTCTATGCTTTGATAATTTCAGGCCATATTTTCATCCATGTCTATTATCTACTATTACAGGGGGTAACCCCAACTTGCCAATTTCCCATGGGGGTTGCAACATGGAGTAACCTCCTCTCCCATAGACATAAGGGGGGGTGGGGCTATAAAAAATTTTATAAAATTTTGTAATGTAAAAAACATTGTTCATCTTTGGGGGGGAAAGGGGGGGCCTTCCTTTCACGTAAACAGAAACATCATGATAGATATTCGTTTTAATAATATTTCTAAGTTTGGAATAGGTTTTGAGTTTAGAGCTAAGGAGTTACATTATTATTCTATGAAGAGACTTGATATTCATCTTTTAGTAATTACGATTTCATTTGTAATTACAAAATTTAATATATAATATAGCAATGGAAATCAATAACAGTCATTGATATTCCAAGGAATATACATATATTTGCCACCAAACTAAATATGGAAAACAGTAGCAAGAAGATTATTGTCCAGAAGTTTCTTAGGAAGATAGAGGATAATTATGCAATGGCTGAAAAGTATTATAGTGTATTGTCCACTGTCAATGGTTTAAAACTTACACAGAGGGAGATACAGCTTGTAGCATTTACAGCTATTCGTGGGAACATTTCTTATTCGAGTATACGAGAAGACTTTTGTAAGAAATACAATAGCACCAGTCCTACGATTAACAACATTATATCAAAGCTGAAAAGAATTGGTGTGTTTGTTAAGGATGGAAGCAAGATAAAGGTGAACCCTGTTATAATTCTTAATTTCTCTAATGATATAACATTGGAGATAAAGATGGAGCACAATGAATAAGCCACAGAGCATGTCACATAAGGAATTTCTTATAAGGACATTAGCTGTAAAGCTGTCTGTAAATGAGAAGATGATAGAGGCTATAGTTAATCATCAATTCCAGAGTGCTAATGAGGCTATGGATTTAAATCATTCCATAGAGCTTTCAGGATTTGGTAAGTTTATGCTTAATATTAAAAAGGCTCATAGAAAGATGGCCAAGCTTATAGGAAAAAGAGACACATTTCAAGCTACAGTGGATGATGAAACAAAGACAGACGCTGAAAGACTGAAAGCTAGTGTTGTAGTTAGTAAAACAATTGATCAAATAAATCTATTAAAACCAACAATAGAAGCTCATGATTAACTTTGATAAAGTAAAACAGTTTAAACAAATCTATGAAGGCTGGAAAAACATGTTAGTTCCCCCTTCTGAAATGAAAGAATTAATTGAGCAAGTGAGTAAGGACAGATTAGAAATCTGTGATGCTTGCCCAAAACATTCTAAGAATCATGATACACCATTACGTCCAGATGATCATTGTACAGAATGTGGTTGTATGTTAAGAGCCAAGGTGGCATGTTTATCATGTATGTGTCCATTAAGATATTGGGTACCTATGGTAAATAGCCCTGAAGAAGAAGAAAAATTAAGAAAACAAACAATGTAGCATGGCTGTTATAAAAAAGGTTCCTCTCGATGAGATTATAGATGTCTTTATGGACTTATATAATAAGGGTGTAGATTTCATTGATTTAGTAGCCTCTGAAAAAGACAACAGAATCTCTGTCATATTCACAGAAGAATATGTTAATCAAGAAGCTATAGATAATTTCGAATTAGATGATGATGATGAAATACAAGGTGGTGAAATCGATATAACTGCTAAGCTTACAGATGAGGATTTTAATCAACTTATATAATGAAAGTAAACTACTATGAAAAAATTCTCGCAGTTCTTATAGAATTAAAAGAAACCTTCCCAACATATAATCTAGGCAGACACATAGAGACAGCTCTAGATGGATATAAAGATGTGTGGGGAATAACAGATAAAGAGATGCATTGGGCACTCATCAGATACAAAGCACAACTCACGATGGATGTTCCTCATCCAGATGAATCTGAAATAGATAAGATTATTAAAGATGGAATGCAGTTGCATACTATTCTACATGAAGACGAAGAAGACCTAGACTAACATGGCAGCACCAAAGAAAACTACATATATTAATACAGAGCTCGAATGGGCTGAAGAACAATTATCATCATGGAGAACATATGTTGATAATAATCCTATGCATGAGCTAAAGGATAGAATTGAGTGGAAACCAACAACAAAGGGTGGTGTAATGCCCATGGTTATTGCCTCTATTGAGGCTCAGGGCAAGTTCATCCAAGAGACAATGAAGAACTATTTAGCTCTTCTCGAGGTGGTTGATAAACTACGTGAGAAAGAAGAGGCTAAAGTGGAAGTGAGAGGTGGCGTAAGCATGAGCTCTAAAGCTGAGAAATGGTTAAAGCAACGTAATGAAACTACATAAGGTCGATTATAAAGATTGGTTGATGAATCAGAAGCGTCTACCCACACCTGACAGTGCTGAGTATGATGCTTTTTATGCATTTCATGAGGAGCTTTGTAAGAATGGTTGTATGATGGGAGACACCTACATTAACCCATTCCTCTACTGGCATCTAAATGCATGGCATACAGAGATTGACGTTATAGATGATTATGGTAGAATAGCACAGAAATATGCTAACCCATCCCTTCGTGATAACGAGTGGATAGTAAGCTCTGAGATAGATAGAGCACAGAAAGAGAAAAAAGGCTTAGTTATTCTTGGTATTCGACGTTTTGCTAAGTCTGTTCTAGAGGCATCATATGTGTCACATGGGGCAACGTTTGATGAGAACTCACAAAACATTATAGCTGGCCTAAATGCAGCTGATATAAAGCTAATTACAGATAAGATTGACAAGGGATTGAACTATCTGCCAGAAGCATGGAAATGGCAACGTGTAGAGGATAATTGGAAGAACCAAGTGACGCTTGGTGTAAAGACAAGAGGAGGAGAACGTATTCCCTTCTCACAAATATTGATACGTAACCTTGATGAAGGTAATAATGAAGAGGCAATTGCTGGTACAAAACCTAGAAGATTAATTATAGATGAAATTGGTAAAGGAAATTTCCTACGAGGCTTTCAAGCAGCTGTGCCTGGCTTCACAACACCCTTTGGCTGGGGCTGCTCACCAATTCTTACTGGGACTGGTGGGGATATGAAGAAATTTATGGATGCCAAGAGTTTAATGTTTGATGTTGGCAACTATAACTTCTTAGAGTATAATAATTCTAAAGATGAAAAACGTATACATGGGCTATTCATATCTCATAAGTTTAGGATGGAAGCCAAGTATGAAAGTTCTCTTGGTGTATATTTAGATCTACCAAAGAGGAATGATTTACATAATGTAAAGATGTTAGTGTCTGATGAAGAACTAGCTACAAAGATAACCAACGATAATCTTGAAAGACTTAAAAGGGCTGGTGATAGACTTGCATATTTAAAAGAGAAGATGTACTATCCACAAGAAGTGGATGATATATTCTTAAATGAAGATTCTAATATATTTGATATAGAGGGAGCAAAACGACAAAAGGCCAGACTTCTAGCTAACGAACGTACTGGTACGCCTGTTGTGCTATATGATGATGGTGATGGTATAAAGCATGAGTTTACAGACAAAATGCCCATCACCAACTTCCCTCTTAAGAATACAGACCATAAAGATGCTCCTATAGTTATATATGAGTTTCCTGTAGAGAATCCTCCTTATGGATTATATGTAGCTGGAGTCGATCCATATCGTCAAGGTAAAGCTGCTTATTCAACATCATTAGGAGCTGTATACATCTATAAGAGAATGCATGCAATTACAGGAGAGAAGTATCAAGATATGTTTGTAGCCTCGTATTGTGCTCGTCCTGATAAAAAGGAAACATGGGAAGAACAAGCTAGACTCTTGATTAAATATTATAATGCTAGAGCATTGTGTGAGAATGATGAGGTTTCATTTATTGATTACATGATTTCTAAGAATGATGCTCACTATTTAGAGAAGCAACCTGAATGGTTGAAAGAAGTGGTACCTAACACTACTGTGAGACGTGACTATGGTATACATCGTTCAGCAGAAAAAATAAGAGACTTCCTACATGGATGTCTTAAGAAATATACAGAACAAACTCTGCTTGTTGAAAAGAATGAAGCAGGAGAAATTATTAGTGAAAAGAAAGGTATGGTGAAGATATTCGATCCTGTCCTTTTGGAAGAAATGATTCAGTATAATGAAGATGGTAACTTTGATAGAATCATCGCAGCTGAATTAGCAGTAGCATTAGCTATGAAGATGGATCCTATAATGGGAAAAATAGGAGGATCAGGAGATGCTAGAGTAATGGCTATGCATCCAAGAATTAAGAAAAATAAATTATTTGAAGAGTCCAGAGGGCTTTTCAATAATAGACCTAAACAAAAACTGTTTACATAATGGCAATTATTAGATATACCAAAGATGCAACCATTAGATATGCGTATCTAAACATCTTTCCTGATCAGTTCAAAACTGAGAAGGAGAAAATGGATGAGAGTTGGATCAAGAATACAATGGACTATTTTGCTAATAAGTCCTATGCTGAGTACGTAAAGAATAGAGATACGTTTGTTAAAAACTATGATCTTGTTAAGGGCATCCTTCGTATGGAGGATTTTTATCAGTCAGCTCCTCAGGTGAAAAGTTTTACAGATATGTTAACATCTGATCTTGAATTACCAGCTTATGTAAAGATGTATTCAATTATCACCACTCCTTTAAATGAGTTAGTTGGTGAGATATCAAAACGTCCTGATGCATTTAGAGTTAAAGCATTTGATGATGATTCTAAATCAGAAGAACTAGAATTCAAGACAGGCATACTTCAAGAATTTGTAATTAATCAAGCTAGACAACAAATAATTGAGAAAGCTCAATTACAAGGAGCTGAGATAGATGATGAGCAATTACAACAAATGACAATGGAGGAAGTTCAAGATGAGCTTGATTCATATACATCTGTAGCAGAGAAATGGGCTAATCATGTACTTACATGTCAGAAAGCAGACTTCACAATGAAGGAAAAAAGTGAAGATGCATTTAGAGATATGTTAATTTCTGCTCGTGAGTTCTATCATATATATGAAGATAACTCTAAGATGGGATATAATATTGAAGTGGCAAATCCAAAGAACACTTGGTTCCTATCTACACCAGATCGTAAATATGTATCAGATCCAACAGGACGTGCACAAGGTGCGTATGCTGCTGGTACTGTGCAGGTTATGGAACTCTCTGAAATTATTGAGAGCATCCCTGATCTTACTAAAGATGAGATTGATCACTTAAGATCATCTCTTCAAGACTATGGACTTATCAATGTTCGTGAATCTAATCTTGGTAATCCTAATGCAGGTAATGGTATTGACTCAATTCAATATGATACGTATGATCCTCTTGTTCTTCAGACACGTATGATAATTGAGTCTGAGATGAAACAGAATGATGATGGCTTACAAGACTTCTTGGGCCTTACATCAAATGTGTCTTCATTTGGATACAAGTATGTAGTTGTACGTGCTTATTGGATCTCTAAGAAAAAGATTGGTAAGCTAATCTATTTAGATGAAATGGGTAATGAACAATCTATGCTTGTTGATGAAAGTTATAAGAGTGGTACAATCCCTACACAACAATCATTAGAATGGGGATGGATTAACCAATGGTATCAAGGCATTAAGATTGGACCAGATATCTATCACATCAAACCATTCAAGTTATTAAACTACTGTCCTATCATTGGACTAGTACATGAGATTAAGAACACAGAAGCAAAGAGTTTAGTAGACTTAATGAAACCATTCCAGGTTCTTTATAATGTTTGTATGAACCAGCTTTACAAACTTCTTGAGAAAGAAATTGGTAAGGTTCAATTAATGTCTATTAGACATATTCCTATTCCTAAAGATGGAGATGCACAAGATGCTCTTGATATTTGGGAGATGGAAGCTCGTAACAGAGGTGTTGTATTTATCGATGACTCTCCAGAGAATTTAAAATCCCCAAGCTCATTCAATCAGTTTAGGGATATTGATATGACACGTACTCAAGAGATTCAATCTCGTTATACGTTAGCTCAACAATTAAAGCAAGAGTGTTGGGAACTTATTGGTATGTCTAAGCAACGTTTAGGATCTGTCTCAGCTTCTGAAACTGCTACAGGTACTAACACTGCCATCACACAATCTTACTCCCAAACAGAACCATTGTTTGTAGCACACGAGTATGTATTGGGCCAAGTATATCAAGCTATTATAGATGCATCTTTATACATTGAAGCTAAGAAGCCTCAATCAACTATTTCATATATTACTAATGAAGGTGAAAGTGCATTTGTACAAGTTAATGGAACAGATCTTAAATTTAGAGATCTTAAGGTGTTCTTAACCAATCGTCCAGAAGATCAGAAGATGTTCCAAGAGATTCGTGGATTGTCTCAAGCTGTTCTACAGAATGGTGGAAGTTTACATGACATCATTGAATTGTATTCTACAAACTCTGTTCGTCAAATGAAGAAAGTGTTCAAGACTCTCAAAGAACGTCAAGAGCAACTTGAGAATCAAAAAATGCAACAACAGCAGCAGCAAATTGAGCAACAGCAACAAATTGCTCAAGCACAAATGCAACAAGCTCAACAGATGCAAGCTGAGAAAATAGCACATGATGATTATCAAAATGAGCTAGATAGACTCAATAAGGTTCAGATTGCAATGATTGCAGCTGAGTCTAAAGCTGGTCCATTAACAGACGCTGATACATCTGGAACTGCTGATGTTCTTGAGCTGAGTAAATTAACTACAGAACAGAACAAAGCAAGCAAAGATTATGAAGGTAAGATGAGAGAGATTCAAAGCAAGAACAATATTGCTGCTCAAAAACTAGCTGTAGATAACAGAAAGATAGATGCTGAGCTAAAAAATCAAGATAATGATCTTGCAATAGCAAAGATAAATGCAAGTAATAGAGGATCAAAGAGTAAGTAATTCTAACTATCTTGGTTAGAGAAGATTTTATTAATGCTATATTATCTAGAATATTCAACGATTTCAAGCATATTCTATTTGTTATTAATTTAATACAACATATTTTTATATCGAAAAACCAATTCAAAAAAACAAACTACGTATGGCCAATGACTTAGAAACCCCAAATATTGGGAACTTCAGCATTCAGGATACCATGGAAATGGGTATGGGGAGTACAGAACTATTAAATGATTTATTAGGTCCTGATACAGCCTCTGCTAGTCCTGATGACATTAAAGATATTAAAGCTGAAGAAACTCCAGCTCCTAAAGCAACTAAATCTTCTACTAAAGTTGAAGAAGAAGAAGACACTTCTAGATCAATCACAGACTTTTTATTAGGAGGTGATGAAGAAGAAGAGGAAGAAGAAGCAGCTCCAATAGCAAAAGCTAAAGAAGCTCCAGCAGCAGAATCAACATCTGAAGAAGAAGATGATGACGCTATCAACCCTTTTGCAGCATTTTCTAGAGACCTTTTTAAATTAGGAGGTTTCACAAAGGATGAAGACGAGGAAGATGTAAACATTAATACAGCAGAAGAGTTCTTAGAAAGATTCGAATCTGAGAAAAAGAAAGGGGCATCTGAGATTGTAGAAACTTTTATAGGACGTTTTGGTGAAGATTATCAAAATGCCTTCACTGCAATATTCGTAAATGGAGTTGATCCTAAAGATTACTTTGGCACATACAACGCTATTCAATCATTCACTGATCTAGATTTATCAGACGAAGGAAACCAAATAGCAATTATTAAACAGACTTTAGCAGATCAAGATTATGATCCTGAAGATATAACAACAGAGATCGAAAGACTCAAAAATTATGGTGATCTAGAAAGCGTTGCTGCTAAACATCATAAAGTGTTGGTTAAAAAAGAAGCTGTAAAGCTTCAAAAACTGGAGCAAGAGAAAGCTGCCCAATTACAACAACAAAATGCTTACAAGCAACAATATTCAAACAATGTCACTTCGATATTGCAAGATAAGCTTAAAGCAAAGGAGTTTGATGGCATCCCTCTTAATCCAAAGTTAGCAACTGAACTACAAGATTTTTTAATTACAGAAAAGTGGAAAACAAACTCTGGTGAAAATTTAACAGATTTTGATCGCACTGTTCTGGAACTTAAGCGTCCTGAGAACCACGAAATGAAAGTGAAGGTTGCTCTACTTCTAAAGATATTAGAAAAAGATCCAACACTATCAACCATTCAGAAATCAGGAGTTACCAAGAAGACAGATAGTCTGTTTGGTGAAGTCGCAAGACAAGCTACTAAAAGTTCAGTAAAATCTTCCAAGTCAGATAAGCCTAACTCATGGTGGAGTAATTAACAATTATTAAATTAAACATAAACAAAAAATGGCAATTCAAACTATCCCTGGTTTAACTGGCTTTACTTATGCTCGTGTAGCGTCTATGGACAAACGTGCAGTAGGTAAATTAACAGACTCTAACCACTTGGAAAGCTTTCACTCAACTGAGCCAGCAGACTACGATAAGAAGATTATCAGTTTGTACACTCAGAGCTCGCTGTACAGCAATGACTTCTTGGACATGATCAACAAGTCAACTCCTTACTACATCGACAACAATAGTGATGCTTGGAAGTGGCAAGTACAAGTTCCTTACAAATTCCCTAAAATCATCGACATCCCTGTTTCTACTTTAGAACTAGACAAACCAGGTATTGATGGTCAAGAATTTCAAGTGATTATTGACACTAACGAATTCTCTAAGAACGCAATCGTTTCTGTAGGTACTCGTCAGTATGGTCCTCGTTGGTATGCGATCAAAGATCCTCAACCATGGAACATGGGTTATTTATACACTTTCACATTAGTAACTGACAATCCTCAAGTTGACTTCGTATCACCTGTATTCTTACAGATTGGTTTAGAGCTTGAATTAGTTGATGCTGCTATTGGTGAATTTGATCAAGACCTTTTAGGATTGCCACGTTTAGGTGAGCAAATCACTATGTTTGAATCATTGAGTTCTGCATATGGATATGAGCACAAAATTACTGAATGGGCTGATGACAAGATGTTAGTTAACGCTGATGGTTCAGCTTTAGATATCTTAGTATATGCTCCACAACGTCGTAACCAACTTCCTTTAACTCGTAATGATGTTAAGTGGGAGCCATTCGTTGAGTTCTGGATGCGTAAGTCTATGTTAGAATTAAAGGTTAAGCGTATGATCTGGGCTCGTCCAGGTACTGTTAAATCTAATGGTTCTAAGCAAGAATTAAAGCGTACATCTGCTGGTGTTTATCACAGAATGCGTAATAATGGTAACTTGGTTCAATACAATCGTGGAGAATTCACTGCTAACTTGATTCGTTCAGTATTTGGTGATTTATTCTATCGTCGTGTGGATGTTAAGGATCGTCGTGTTAAAATGTACACTAACGAAGCTGGCTTCGACGTGTTCCAACAAGCACTTAAGACTGATGCATTAAATTCTGGTTTAACTTTCATGGCTGATTCAGGTAATCGCTACATGCAAGGAGAAGGACAACACATCACTTACAACTTTGCATTCGATGCAATGGTTACTCGTGAGACTGGTCGTGTTGAGTTAATTCACTTAAAAGAATTAGACCTTCCTCAAACTAACTTAGAATTTGGACAGAACAAGAAATCAACTCCAGTATTTATGGTGTTTGACGTTTCTCCAATGTCTGATGGTTCAATGGTTAATAACATTCGTGAGGTACGTATGAAGGGTGCACCTTCTATGACTTGGGGTTATATCGATGGTACTCGTCATCACTTAGGATTTGCAAAATCTCAAGGTATGTCAAGTGCTAACAAATTCCCAGGATACGAAATCTGGATGAAGGATCGTTGTGACGTATTTATCGAAGACTTGTCTCGCACAGTCTTGATCGAAGAAATCCCTCAGTTCTAATACATGGGACTTTGTCCCACGC